TGAAGGTTCAGGAACCCAACAGTGCAGCGGATGCGCGGGAGGCTCCGGCCGGGACGCCCACGGCGGGAAATGCCCGTCCTGCGGCGGCTACGGGTACGAGGATTGTCAGGTCTGCGATGGGCGCGGCCATATCGAGACGAGGAAAAACTGATGCTGGGTTTTGATAAAGTCCCGGGGGTCTCGCTGCTTCTGGCGGCGATTTTCTTCCTGTTCGCGTTGACGGCGAGGGACTGACATGGCGGGAAAACGGAAAATATGCCCGGCGTGCGCGGGCGGCGGCCTCGTCCGTTGCCAGAGTTGCGACGGCTGGGGTCACCCCGAGGACGATGGCTTGAAGCCCTGCCCTTGTTGTTCAGGAGGCGGTTTCGTGAGCTGTCCGTCCTGTGGCGGGGCCGGATCGGCGGAGGTCGAGGAATGAGCAATCAGGTCACTTGGATTTGGCTCGGCGTCCTGGTGGTCGTCGCGGTCATGCTGTTGATGGGCTCGAAGTGAGGATTGACAACGGCGCCGGAGTCCGGCGATAAGACTTTGGCGCGGTTAGCGTGCATTGTAAGTTCGCACAACTTCTAGTAAACCACGGTGAAACGCCGTACTCAGGTTTCCACCCTCAGACTAAAATTATCCCCGAGGGGGCAATATCGGATATTGCCCCTTGACGTAATATCCGGTCTCCGGCTATCGGTAACTAGCGCGGATGGGGGTTGCTCCCGACCGCCGGGTGAACCTCCGGCTTCCGCGTTTTTCTCCTCAAGGTTCCAAGCGCAGAGAGGTTCCGCGCGAATGCAAAACCCCCAAAATTTACCCGCCTGTTTCCAGTTCGAAGGACGCGCCGTCCGGCATACGGTTGACGCCATGGGCAATCCATGGTTTGTACTTTCCGATGTCTGCGCGGTTCTTAATTTAGCGGATGTTTCTTCGACCGCCAGAAGTCTTGATGAAGACGAAAAGGGTCAGGGTTCAACCCCTACCCCTGGCGGAAACCAGTCAGTCACCATGGTTACCGAAGGCGGCCTCTATACGGTCATTTTGCGATGTCGATATGCAACAAACCACGGTTCTGTCGCGCATCGTTTCCGCAAATGGGTGACCGCTGAAGTCCTCCCTTCGATCCGCAAGACAGGAGGGTATGGGCGCCGGGAACCGGAGAAGACGCTCAGTCGAGCCGAGCTCGCCCGTAACTGGGCTGACGCCGAAGAACGCGCGGAAGCGTCGGAAGCCGCCCGCCTGTCCTTCGCGAAGCAGGTCGCGGACCTCGGGAATCAGGAATTGCAAAGGAACATCTTCTTGACGGGGCCCGTGTTTTTCGGCTAAGACGGATTTGCGTGGCTAGGTTTAGCGGCTGAACACGGTGACTTTCTGCACCGCCGCCACGCTCACCTCTTCAGAAAGCAGCGCAGAAAGGCTGATAATGAACTCAATCCAAAAATTTACGCGTACTCTATCCACCAGATACACGGTGGAGATTTCCGCCATCATTGACGCCAACGGCGGTCACTGGTTTCCGGCCACGGAAACAGCTAAAGCCCTGGTTATTTGGATGGCGACGACGCGGTTCGTAAGCACTGTAAATACGCACAACCTATGAGTTTACCGGCGTTTTGCCGGGAAACGCTAGGGTTGCATCACCGGACGCTTATAATTCCGGAGGGAGACGTAAACCGGCTTATTTCCCGTTCCCGTCTTCCGGCCGCCGTCGAAATTCAGGATTGGTGGTTTAATGAGGTTATCCCTTCCACCCCCAGACTAAAATTATCCCGGAAGGGGGCGTTCCATCCCCCTTGACGCGATAGCCGTTTAGCGGTTATCGGTAACTGGCGTGGATAGGACCTCGAATCCGAAACACCGGCCTTTCCTCCGGCGCTCCACGCGGATACCCCCAAGGAAAACCCTCAACAGCAAGGAAAGGCTGTTCACATGAACAACCCGAATTCACCTGTTCTTATTCGCGGCGATGACGGCATCGCCCGCGCTTCCTCTCTGGAGGTTTCGGAAAAGTTTAGTAAGCAGCACGCGCATGTATTGCGCGCTATCGATGATTTACGCTCGTCGGCTCCAGAGACCATCTCCAATTTTGGAGATGGGTACTACAGGTTGCAAAATACCGGACAGCAGCAACATCGGTGTATTTTTATGGACCGGATGGGGTTCACCCTTCTCGCCATGGGATTTACTGGCGCCGCTGCTATCAAATGGAAGATCGCCTATATCCAGGCTTTTGACGCCATGGAGGCGGCTCTCAGGAACCGAGAACCGGCAAAGCTCCCCAGCGTCCGTGAACTCGCCCAGATGGTGATCGACGCCGAGAACCGCGCGGAAGCATCGGAAGCCGCCCGCCTGTCCTTCGCGAAGCAGGTCGCGGACCTCGGGAATCAAAACATCGGGCTTTCCCAGGAGCTGCACACGACGAAGGGAATTGCGACCCTGGCCGCGAATGGTGTTTCCCTTCTGACTGCCCTTCTTGGTTCTCAAGAAAGTATCCCGCTCCGGGACGCCGCGAACCAGCTCGAACAACCCCAGCATGAATTTAACGAGTGGCTTTTCAAAAAAGGCGGGTGGATTTACCGCTCGAAATCCCGCTCCGGTCGATGGAAGCCGCACGCGACCGCTATCGCAAAGGGCTGGCTTGGAGATAAGCAGTTCATCCGTCCGAAGGATAACTCGGCAGCGCCGGTTCTTCTCACCCCGGAGATGGGTTTTGTGGACCCAAACATTTTTTATATTTTCCGCGATGTTGAGGTTACCCCGGCCGGGATGGTTCGGATTTTGCAATACGCCGATCACCCGAAACCAGATGCGCCCGCGCTGATCCGCGCCCGACAGGAGATCAGAGTTTGACCGCAGACTACGAAAAAGCCGCCGCCGACCGTTTCAGCTCCGCTCTGACCGAGATCGGCGAATCCGCGATTGAACTCGTCCTGCTGGAGCGGGAGGCGTGCGCGAAGGAGATCGACGCCTTAATCACCCCGTCCATGGACTTCGACGCCCGAGACGCCCTGGCCAAGGCCGCCAAGGCGATCAGAAGCCGCCCGACCCTTTGATTTCAGAAGCGAGACAAAAAATTACCCCCTGACTTTTCAGCCAGGGGGTTTTTCTATTTTGAGGGTTTCGGTCTGGGGGGTGTTGGTTTTGGCCAGGGGGCTTTCGGCCCCTTTGAGCCCGGTTTCCCTTCACTTCTCGGTTTTTTCGCCATGGTATATCCTTTCACCAAAGTTTCCGCTCGTTCTGCGCCCGCTCCAGGAATCTCCGCTCCCGCTGAGCGGCTAGCCATTTCCAGAAATTATTCAGCAAGGTTTTCCGCCTCCGCCATTTCCGCTTTCCAATTCAACGGAAGATTTTTCCCGTCGAGGGCGAACTTGCGCCATTTCCGCAGTACCGCTGCCCGCTGGCGGAGAAGCCGCACGAATTGAGCGAGCGCCCGGCGGTCATCTGCCGGGGTCTGCGAGCGAAAGCAGCAACAGATCGAATTTGCCCGCTTTTCGAGCCGCTCCGCCACATGATCCAAATTCACGGTTTCGTCGTTCATTTTCCGCCCGCCTCCGCTTCCACCCGCTTCCAATCAAGTTCCGTGAGCCTTGCTGCCGTCCGCCACACGGGCAACGTTGGGTCCACGGCCATGGAAAGGTCACCCTCGGCTAACTTCAGAGTTTCCCAGAAACTCCGCTGTAGGCCGCGCGCAACCGTGTACAGCTCCAAAAGCGACGAGGATTCCGACTTGAGGCCGAAAATTTCCGGTCTTTTGCACACCTCGATCAGGATCGCCCGACCGAAGAGCTGCCAAAGACGCTCTTCCTCAAGCTCAGAAGGCCGTGTGGCGGCCTCTCTCGTTTGGGTGACGGTGACGGCCTGAAAATCTTCAGGGGCCTGTACGGCCTCCTGAGAGGCTGTGGAGGCCGCTTTCGCAGCCCCCTTCCCCCAAAAGCGTTTAAACAGTCTCATTGGTTTTTTCATCATGGTTTTCAGGTTTCGTCCACAAGGGGCAATCCGCCCAATCGCCGTCAACAAGACATGTTGCCTCGGCGTCCTTCACCCACAGGGGCAAGCGGTCATCCTGTATACAGCATAACCCCTTGGAAACGTTACAATCTTCGTCTGCCGGGCTGATTTCCGAGTAGAATTTGCAGCCACTGCACAGCCTGGTCATTTCCCGCTCCGAGTCGATCCGGATCGGCTCAGGGGCGATTCGCACGCTCCCCCACGCGCCACGAAATTCGTTATCCTCGCATTTGTAAAGCCCTTCCCGCGTGAGCTGGGCAAACAGATTGCTGAGGTGCCGCCCATCCGGTCTGGGGTTCAATTCAGCGGTGGCGTTGTCGAGATAGACGAGCTGCCAGACAGAACCATCCCGGCTTTCCTCGGGCTCCTGCTCTTTTTGGGAAACGAGCGCTTGATAAAGTGCCCACCCCATATCCGAGATTTTAATTTTGGCCATTTTATCCAACGCGTGGTTTGGGAGAACGAATTTATCAAATTCTTCCGGTTTCGGCATAGTAGTTGCGTATGACGGTTCTCCATCTCTGGAGCACACATAAAACACAAACTTGTCTGTACCCCAACTTCCGTCATTTTGTATGCAGTAAGTTTGGCTTGGCGTACGAAGCCTATAATATGTCCTACAGTTATCACGGTCATGATAGGTGAAGAGATATTTAGGCTTCATTTTCCACCCGCTTTGCCGTAAGTGACGCGCAAATATTTCCGTTCTCGTCCGAGAGCTTTACTTCATGGCCGTCAAGAGACGACACATTATAATAACCCGCTACGCTTTTCGCTGCTGCATTGAATAGGGTGAGAAGCTGGTGAATACCTCCTTCCGCGAATGCATCTCCCGTACACACAACTTGGAATGTAACAACAACCGGAGGTTTTTCCGCCGATGCCTTTGCGTTCGCTTTGTCGAGAGAGAACTTTTTCAGCCATGCCTCATTGGCCACATTGCGGAGGGAACGAAGTTGGGGTGCATAAGCCACTGCGGGGATAGGGTTCAATTTCCAATAACCCAGAATTTTTGATTTCCAGCGAAACCCAATCAATTCCTGGTAATAGTTTAGCATCTCAAGCTCTTTTTCCGTAGGTTCATAAATAATGTTTGTCGACATTTCACTACCCCTAATAAATCTGTCAACACAATTGTTAACAGATTTACGAGAGGGGCGGGATTTCTTCCGCCGCCTTAAGATTTACCGTAAAAATTTGGAGTTTGGGTTCAAACTCAGGATGTGTTCTTTTGCCGCCGCCCGATCTACCGCTCGGAAAAACAGTTCTTCCGCCGCCTCTCCATCCGCCGGATTGCTTTGCAACGCCCAGAACAAAGGCCGCCCCGTCCCCCAATATGCGCCGCCCGAATCATATCCCTGGTGATTGAGGGGTATGCGCGAGAGATACCATTTCGTGGGGTTATCAGGGTCAATCGGGCCGACGTTCGGCCGCCCCATCGGCGCACCATAGGGGCCGGATACTTCTTTAAGTTGTGGCTTCACTGCTTTGCCCCTCCATAAATTATGAGTCTTGCACACGCTCTTCACTTATCCCTTCGTCTCTTTCTTGAGGTTCATCTAAGCAGTCGTCACACAACGTTACTCGCTCAAAGGTTATTTTAACACTGTCTTCTGCCGTAGCATCAAAATGACTATAAAGCATTTTCTTCCCTTTCAAGTTAACCACATAGTAAGGCGAATAAATCGCCTTACTGTATTGTTAGCTTGTTGCACCATAGAAAGCGTCGTGCCAACGTTTTGCGCCCGCTAGATCAGAACCAAAAGCACGTTTGGCCACTATTTCAGACCAACGATCCAACGTTGCTCTGCAAGGGTCACTTCCACCGATGAAATTAGCGTTGAACGGCAACGTCACATCTTCCCCACCGTGGAACCGTGCCCACCTCCATACGTAGTAAGCACGGTTGAACGTCATGCGATCATGGCCAGTCAATGTTTTCTCTTTCGCCCAACTCCAATTTGATTTGATGCGCCCTTTCGTCTTTCCTTGCTGGGATATGATCAGGAAAAGTACGCGGTCTAGTTCTGTTTTGTTCGCATGGCGGTATGCGCCAAGCCCATTACAAACGCGACAAGGAAGATCATGTTCTGCCCCAAATTCCGAGGCGCTTTTGCCTGTCCCCTTACACGTCACACAACCGCAAATCGCGTCTCCCCCCTCCCCTTCTTTGGGGGCTTCTGCCTTGGGTTCTGGCGCGATTGTCGCGACCATGAACGTTTCCGGCTCCCCCGCATTTATGACCGGCGCCGCGCTTATGACTTCCACGAATTTCTTGATACCGGTTCTGTTCACAATCCGGCGCAATGCCCGGCCTACCTTCTGGGCTTCTGTGCCAGTCCATCCGTCCAGAGCGCGAACGACCAAATACCCTGAGTTGTAATGACTCAACCTAAGCGTGTCATATTTCGATTTGTGCGCGACAAAGAAGTAAGTGTGCTTACCTATCTCAACAGAGTAAGCATGGCCTTCTGTGTCAATAAGTTCATGCGACTCGTTGTCAGGACTCTGGATAATCTTGAATGTAATCATCTGTATTTTCCCTCTTTTGCTATAGTAAACAACCGCATAGAGCGTTTAAACGCTCTATGGAATTGTCCTCTACGCAGCAAGCCTTTGCTTGCGTTCATATGATTTAACTCGTCTCAACTCGTCTTTGTGTATCCACACGGACCACACGACAGTGAACTGTTGAGCCTCGTCTATCTCGAAAATGAAGTTTTCAACGCCCATACTGCGGAGAGATTTGGCTATTTCTACCGGACTATCATTTTGCCCATAGTGAAAGCCAGTCTTACAACCGGCCTTGTGTTTCATATAGCCGTAAGCCGCCAGATCAATATCAAGCGTCAAAGCAGCTCTTTCATTACCCTGAAGATATCCAAGATAGTCATCTGGATTCTCAAGTACACACTCGCGACAAATCACTTCCCCATCTGATATCCATGAGGATGACTTCCAATCATAACTGTTTGGGAGCACACGCACACACTTCCCACAATTACACACAAACCATTCATCAATCCATTCCAGAGACGCGCCAAAGTATTCTAAAAGCTTTGCCAAACGTGGCATTGTATTGTCCGCTTTGTCTTTACTATTATACTTGTGGCTACTCCAATTCGCCAACACGATAATCCCCGAATTTGGCGTATCATATCCAGATTCGGCATAGCCGTATGCAACACGCAAGTCAGGACACACGTTAGGTAAGCCATGCGATATTTCGATAATCTTAGCAATCCACTTGCTCCGGTTAGTCATTTCACCCTCACACTGTTTAAACGCATTGCACTCATAATAAGCCCCTACCCTAGGGGCTTATCGCTGAATTCAATCGTCTTTTACTTCCATTTTGAAAGTAAGCCCCGCGAATATATACACGTGTTCAGACTTACTCTTTAAGTCTATCATGGAAGCCCAGTTATGAAACTTCCTTCCGGCCGGTCTATCAAGTAGAGAGCGGCCTTTAATAGCCTCATACGCGGCTTTATTCAAAGCAAACTTGGCATTATTGACTTTTGAAAAACTTATATCGTTATAATCTGCTAAATCTGGCCATATGCTTGCTGTGTCATCATGGGTTATTGTTAGTATATATTGCATTATACTTCCTCCATCCATTGGACGTTGGCGGCGGTTGCGCCACCTACTGAGTACGCCTCAAGCGTATAGTGAGCTATCAACAACCTAGTTTTGTGAATGTTATCTGTGTGCTCACGAAAGGACGTTTCGAGATGCGCCCTATAGGCGTCATCCATCCCCGTCACGTTCCCATTGGCGCGATTGCCAATCAATCGAGCTAAGAGAATTTCAACCCTGTCCCTCGCTCTATGAGTATCCGCCAAGAGGCGTTCGCAGCTCTCCAAATCAGCTATGACTTGGCCAAGTGTCTTTTCTGTCATGTTCTTTCCTTTCTCATGTGTTGATAGATACAGAGAGCGTTTAAACACTCTCTGTATACTCAGCACACTAAAATTGAATTTCTTCATCCCAAGTTTTGCCAAAGTCAGGCAAATAGTATGGGCGCGGTTCTGGGCCTTGCCTTGCTTCTATTGCGTCCTGTTCAAAGATTATTTGTTCCTCAGCATAGGCTTTCGCCTCAGCATTAAGATATTCGTCACTCTCTTGATTTTGGTCGCGTTCGTATGGTGTTTCGTAACGGTTATCAACCCAATAACCGTTTTCTACCATCCAATCAGTTTCATTAGTTGTCATAAAACCTAACAACATTAGTTAACCCTCCCCAACTCACGCAACCTAATGGCGCGCGCTTGTGCCAGATAGTAACGGGCGACACTATACTCGCCAGCGCGGCGCATGATGCTTACAGCCTCTATAATCTCCCCGTGGTTGCCTACCGGCCTCCACTTCGGAGCACGCGCCAGTATTGACGCGATCAATTTCAAATCTTCGAACATTCTTCCCCCTTAATAAACACTCTCACTTTGAGAGCGCTTGCCAAGAGACAAGACTGCTACCCTAAGGTGTATGTCTCACAACCCACAATCGCACCGCAGGCTGAAAGATCGATTCACAATGTCAAAGAGCAATGCCAGCGACTACGCAAAGGGCGGCTAAGCCCAAGGGAGTCATGAAGGGTCAAAGTCCAATCAAGAGAATCATTTAGCTTCCTTTCCTGTTAGCGCCTCAGCAAGTCAACCCTGCCTTGAACTCATATAAACACAACATAGAGCATCGACGCAACCATAAAAATGTGGTTGTGAAGAAATATCTTTACAACCATAAAAACTCATTGCGTTTAAACGCAACATGTCGTTTCATATCTATAGAGAGTGAATTGAAACAAAGGGGAATACGGACATGCTTGCAAAACTTACGCGGGAAGGCTGGCTGGAATTGGCGATTGAGAAGCTTTGGCCTCTCTTTAAGCGCCATGGCGCGCCACTCCCTCAGAACATACGAGTCACAGTTGGTTTCACCTCAAGAGGGGGGGAAAAAGCAATAGGCCAAGTATGGTCAGATATATCTTCTGCCGGAAACGTCTTCGAAATCTTTATCCATCCAAGTTTATTACAGGCGAAAGCCCTTGGCGTGTTAGTCCATGAATTAGTTCATGTCGCAGTAGGTATTGACAAGAAACACGGCGAAGTATTCAAGAATCTAGCAACCAAAGTTGGTCTTACTGGAAAGATGACAGCTACTGAAGAAAGCTCGGAATTGCTCGCCCACTTTGAAACGCTCGACCTCCCAACCTATCCCCATCATATGCTCAATATGGACTCTATTAGCTCTGGACCAAAGAAGCAGGGAACGAGGCTAATAAAAGCCATATGCCCTTGCTGTGACTATACTTTCAGAATCTCGCAAAAGTGGATTGACGAGGCAGGATTGCCTGACTGTCCAGTTCACAAAGAGCAGATGGTTGTCGCGGCGTAGGGCGTGAGGCTGAGAGCGTTTAAACGCTCTCAGCTCTGACTTTCCATAATATGTCTTACACGCGAGTACAATCAAACTTATGCGAATAGGGACGAGCATGTTCAAACTGGTAAGCTGGGCGTTTGGTTCATGGTATCAGGCGCCCACAGAAGCCCCCAGACTGGCCAAGCCCCGTGAGGCTAGGGACATAGCGCTCACTGAAGATCTGTGGCATGCTGAGGCGCTTTACTGGGAGTGTGAGCGCTTGAAGCGCCAAGCGGTGATTGAGGCAACAACGCCTGAAGTGATCGCAGCGTGGACGGCAGCCAGTGACAAGCGAGCGTGGTCGCGGCGCATGCATGACGCCAAGCGAGCGAAGAAAGCCAAATGATATCAATGGGTTACCAGCTCAGAGCGTTTAAACGCTCTGAGCTTGCGCCCAGTGTCGCATCGCAGAAAGGCTAGTGTTATCAATCACTTAGGTTTATTCGTATGTTTGAATACCCAGCTCCCAGGACCGAGGTCTGTAAAACAAAAATGTTTTACAGCCGACCGGGGGGAGGGGCCCATGCTCAGGCCCGAGCCCCAGCTAAGGGCCGAGCAAAAATTTTTTCGAAATTTTCCAGACGGCCCAAATCACCCATAAAATAATTGTTGTGCGAATTACGCAGTCCTGTTAAACCAATGTTATGCGAATTACCAGACAGCGCGAGCTGACCGGCCACACGTTCCACGAATGGCGCGTGCTTGGCTTCTCCCACGCCAACAACTCCAACAAGCAATATTGGAACTGCGTTTGCACCTGCGGCGTAGAAAAGAAAGTAGAATCATATAACTTAACGTCCGGACGTTCGAAATCCTGTCGTAAATGCTCATCGAAAGTCGTCATTGAGACGGTTATAACGAAGCATGGCAGAAGCCGGTCCCTGGTTTACCGTCGCTGGCTGGCGATGAAGACCCGCTGCTACAACGAGAAGGCCGAGAAGTCGTACCGCTATCATGGCGCGCTCGGCGTCAAAGTAGCCGACGTCTGGCGCAATGACTTCCAAGCCTTCTACGACTATATCGGCGAGCCGCCGACCTCGCTCCATACGGTGGATCGGATCGACCCCTTCGGCGACTATGCGCCGGGCAACGTCCGCTGGGCGACACAATCCGAGCAGCGGAGAAACTTGCGCGTTCACGTCGATCAGCTTCGCTATTACGCCGAGCGCGAGCAGCGCACCGGGAAGAAAGCGCCAGAGCCGAAATTGAAGGGTAATCGGTTCCTATGGCCCATCTTGAACCGATAAGCCCCAAAATGTCGATTTCTTACCCATGTCCTTGACGTCATGTGTAAAAAACTGCATTTTTTACACATGACCATTCCAGCACCCAAGGACGACATGACCCCCAAACGCGCCCGAAGCGCCGCTTCCCTGCAACGCGCCGACACCTACCACAACCCCCCATCCCGAGCCGTCCGATGGTCCGATACCCAGCAACGGCGCGACTTCAATCACATCCTGAAGCTATGGGACGAGTGGAAGAAGAAGAACCTTGAGCACGACTTTCTTGAAATAGAGGCGGCGGCGGATGGGATTGACATTTCTCTTGAAGTTATGGACGAACTCATGAAAGGACGTATTATAAGGGACGACTAACAAAGGGAGTCCAGCCCCATGGCTACGATTAGTTTTATCAAACCGGCCTCGGTCATCATTGACCCTTCGAAGCGATCCGCCGCGCCCGCCAAGGCAGAAGAACTTGAAATAAGCACATCCGTTGCGATGCAGGGCGTCTTGACCATCAATATCATGGCCCCGGAAGACGATCAGCTTCTATTCAAGCTCGTACCGGAATCCGACCGCCAGAATCTTCTCAAGAAAATCTGGATTCAGGCGACCCTCCAGACGCTTATGCAAACCGTCAATCAGCTTGTCGAGCAGGCTCTTGTTCAGACGCGGCTCTTTCCGGTTTCCCGTCAAGTGCAGCCGTCCTTTGCGGGAGACGCCGCTGGCAACCTGATTTACGTCTTCCAGGTCCCGGTAGCCACCTTCCCGCCGCAACAAACCGCCCCTTCCGGCGCTACGCTTCCGGCGGGTCAGGAAATCGACCTCGTCGCCGCCAACGATCACCCGCAGGTAGTCTGATGGCCGGCGGCGTCAAGGGGACAAAGAAGGCGCCCTCCCCATATGGGCGCAAGGACCCCAAAACCGGCATAAACCCCAAGCAGGAGCAGTTCTGCCAGAACTATGTGCGCGGCTGGGATTATGTCAAAGCCTATAAGGAGGCGGGTTATGACTCGGTCAACGAAGCGACATGCGAAACCAAGGACCAGCTCACACGCCGTTATCGCCGCGCCGCGATTTGCCTCGCCAACCGCCCGGCCGTCAAGAAACGCATAGACGAGCTTCAGGCGGAGCAGACGGCTTCGGTCAACGCCCAGCGGCTGGCCATGACCGACAAATACGCGATGAACATCGAGCGGTTGACGCTGATGCTTCTCGAAGACCGGCATTTCGCCAGGACCGGCGAACTCGCTCTTCCTGGAGCCGAGCAGATCAAGGATCACACGAAGGGATCGGACTGGCGGTCCGACGCCCGCGCGGCGGTCCAGGCCACCATGGGCCTCGCCAAGCTGCACGGTCTCTTGATCGACAAGGCGGAGATCACGGTTCAGGGGTCTATCTCCCGGATGAGCAACGAAGAACTGCTTCAGTTCATTTCAAAAGTCCACAGCGAGATCGGCCCCATTGTCGAGGTGACGGCGAACGCCGCGCCCACGGCGCCGCGCCAGATCGAGGCGGAGCATCACCAGGACGCGGATTTCGCGTTCCCGCCAAAGGGCGGCCACCAAGCCCCTGTCAAGAAACGGTGACCCATGGCTGAGCACGATCTTCAGCAGCTCCTGGCGAAAACCGGCGACCCGCGCACGACGCACGAGTTGCTGGCGTCGGCGTTACACGAGTTCAGAATGCGCGTCGAGCGGGAGAAGCAGGCCCGCCCCGGCGGGTTGCTGGAGTTCGTCAGATATTTTTGGGACACCATCGAGCCCGGCCGGGAGTTTGTGGAGGGCTGGCCGCTCGAAGCGATGGCCATGCACCTGGAGGCGGTGACCTACGGAGCTATCAATCGCCTCCTCATAAACGTTCCCCCAGGATCAATGAAGTCTTTGTTATTAAACGTTTTTTGGCCCGCCTGGGAGTGGAGCGCCTGCGGTAAGCCGGGCATGCGCTATATCGCGTTCTCGTATTCCTCCCTGCTGACTGAGCGCGACAATCAGCGGATGCTCGACCTGATCGAGAGCCAGAAGTTTCAGGACCTCTGGGGTCATCTGTTCACGATGCGCCAGAAGGGCGTGACAAAGATTTCCAACAACAAGTTTGGTTGGAAATTCGCCTCTTCGGTCCGAGGCACCGGCACCGGCGAACGCGCCGATCGGGTTCTTTGTTTCCCGGAAGAGACGCTTGTTGCGACCGAGAGCGGGCCTATTGCTATCGGTCGCATTGTTCGGGAGCGTTTAAACGTTCGCGTTTGGAGCCGGAGTCCGGTAACCGGCCGCCTTGAGTTGCGGCCGGTTACCGGCTGGAAGCACAATCCGGGATCAGACCTTGTCCGGGTCAACTATACCGGCGGTTCTGTCAGGTGTACGCCCGATCACAGGTTCTGGGTTGAGGGGCGCGGTTGGATTCCGGCGGATATTCTCGGCCCCACGTCGGGCCGGGTGATTATCGCCGGTCCTGACCATTTTCCGTTCAGGAAGGCCAAGATGCTTCCAGGCTTTCCCATTTCGGATAACCGAAATCGTGGAGACATGGACGCCAAACTCGGCGGCAAGGGACGCGCCAGTTTCAGAGAGCGGCCGGTTGTAAATCTCCAGGACGAGGGCGTCAGTGAGATGCGCCGCGCCGTTCCGAAACCCCCCATTCTTTTTGCAATCCGCGATATTCTGCGCCCGAGTTCCGTATTCGAGATTGGAAAGACGGCAGTCCGCGCGGCTATCGTTGCGGTGACGAACCTCTTGCCCTTCAGGAACCGCCCCAATGAATGTCAGCATCATGAGTTGGTGGACGAAGACATAATGCGTCTGTCCATCTCGCCGCAGCGTAACGCGGGGATATCCCTTACTGAGCGATGGGTTCATGAAGCGCCCGTCTCTGGCGATAGTGTGGGCGGCGGTGGAGTCCCTGTTCCGGTCAGTATAGACCGGGGCGCTTCCCTTGCGGGCGATGGTGCGGGGCTTACTGTAGATGCGCCCATAGTTGGAAATCAGGTAGTTAGGGAAGCCGCTGGCTTCTCTCCAGACTTCGGGGCCGTTCTCGGCGTCGAGGGTTACGGTCATGTTATGGAAACCTTCTGCTTGACAGTGGAAGGCAACCATAACATGTTTGTTTCTGATGGCAAGAAATATATATTGGCTTCAAACTGTGATGATCCTCACAACATCAAAGAGGGCGAGAGTCAGACCATCCGGGAAGAGACGGTGCGCTGGTTCAAAGAGGCCATGTCTAACCGCCTGAACCACATGACCAAGTCGGCGATTATCGTGATTATGCAGCGCGTCCATCAGGACGACGTCAGCGGCACGATCATCGATGAGGAGCTTGGTTACGAGCATCTCATGATCTCCATGCTCTACGAGCAGGGGGTTCATTGCGTGACCGGGCTCGGCTGGTCCGATCCGCGAACCGAGGAGGGCGAGAATTTTTGGCCCGCGCGGTTCCCGCCCGCCGCTGTCGAGGAATGTTTGAAGCTGGGCGAGTTCGCCTTTGCCGCCCAATACCAGCAGCGGCCGAGCCCGCGCGGCGGCGGTATCTTCAAGAACGAATACTGGAACGTCTGGGAACCGGAAGACGGCCGCTACCCCCCATTTGACTTCATCCTGGCCTCGGTCGACCCGGCCTATACGCACCACGACGAGAACGACCCGAGCGCGATGACGGTGTGGGGGCTCAACTATGCCGACGACGGGACGCCGCGCGTCTTCCTGATCGCGGCGTGGCGCAAGTGGCTTCAGCTTCACGGGCCGGACCTCGTCCAAGAGTGGGGCGAGCCGCCCGAGCTGTTCCTTGGGCGTCAAAAGAAGGTCTGGGGTCTGGTCGAGTGGATCGGGCACACCTGCAAGCGGTTCCACGTGGATCGTCTGCTCGTCGAGGCCAAGGCCAGCGGGATATCGGTGGTCCAGGAACTCCAGCGTCTTCTTTTTCAAGAGAAGTTCGGGATCGAGTTTATCAATCCGGGCCGCGCCGATAAGGAAGTCCGGGCGAACCGGGTGCAGCATATCTGGGCCGCCGGTATGATCTACCGCCCCGACCGTCCATGGGCTACTATGGTGGAAGACGAGATGGCGGCATTCCCAAAAGCTCGTTACGTCGATTTGACGGATTCCGCCTGTTATGCTCTCTGGTGGTTTCGACAGCAGAATATGTTGGCTCGCCGGGAAGAACTCAGGGCGGCGAACGACCCGGAAACAGGCGGAAACTCCAGCGCTTTTATAGACTCCGTCCCCCTTTACCCGATGTAGTGGAGTAATCGCCGATGACAGCCGCACAAGTCTTCGATTTTAAGAAATATATGGACGATCAGCCGCTCCATAGTCCTCAAGGTGTCCATTTTGCCCAAGAGAACGACGCGCTTGTCATCGACGAGCCGGATGGCGGCGTCACGATTGAGTTCAGCCCGCGAAATCACAGCTCGAAAGAGGCGGCGGACGATCACAACGCCAATTTGGCGGAATTTATCGATGAATCGGCGCTTAATAGCCTCGCCGTCGACCTGATCGAGGGGATCGAGGAGGACCGGCGCAGCTTCGCCGAGTGGTTGCAGACCCGCGCGAACGGGATCAAGTTGCTCGGGTTCAAGGTCGAGGAGCCGAGAGCCGACCTCGCCAGCACTTCTGCGCCTCTTGAGGGCATGTCGACGGTGCGTCACCCGCTTTTGGGCGAGGCGTGTCTGCACTTCCAGGCCAACGCCCGGCGCGAGCTGATTCCGAGCAACGGCCCGGCCAAGATCGCCGTTTTCGGCTCCCAGACCGCCCCGAAAGACTGGCTTGCGGATAAGCTTGAACAAGAAATCAACTGGTATCTTATTAAAAAAGCTACCGAATTTATCCCAGGCACCGACAGATTGCTGTTCATGGTGGGATTTTCGGGGATGGCCTTTAAAAAAGTGTACTTCTGCCCGATGCGGCGCCGCCCGGTCTCGGAGATGGTGGACGCCGAGCACCTTGTTGTGGCCAACACCACCACGGACATTCAGACCGCGCCCCGCGTGACCCACATTACCCCGATGCAGCGCACGACGTTTAAACGCATGCAGCTCTTGGGCGTCTACCGGGACATTCCGATTCAGCTCCCCGACGCCAATATCAACGCGTTCGACGCGGCGGTGGCGCGCTCCCAGGGCGTGAACCTCAACGTGACCCGTCCCGAGGACCAAGTTCACACAATTTACGAGACCTACGCCGATGTCGACCTACCCGAGTTTGAGCATCACCTCGACGGCAAGCCCACGGGGCTTCCCCTCCCTTATCGCATTACAATTGATCTTACGAGCCGAGCCATATTGGAGATTAGACGCGATTGGAACGAAGGAGACGAAGATTTCATTCGCCGCCGTACATTTGTTCCCTTTGGATTTGCGCCGACTTTCGGATTTTATTGCACTGGGCTCTTGCAGATACTCGGAAACGCCACCTCTGCCCTAACCGGCGCATGGCGTCTGCTTCTCGACGCCGGGATGTTCAGTAACTTCCCAGGCTTCCTCTATGCGAAGAACGGCGCGAAGCAGAGCAACAACACGTTCCGCGTCCCGCCCGGCGGCGGCGCCCCCGTGGACGTCCCCGGCGGCGTGAAGCTGGCGGACTCGATCATACCGCTTCCCTATAAAGAGCCGTCGCAGGCCCTTATCGCCTTGACCGAGAACATCGCCGCCGCCGGTCAGAAATTGGGCGGGACGGCGGAGCTTCCGACGTCCGAAGGCAAGGCCGACGTCCCCGTGGGAACGATGCTTGCCGCCATCGAGCAGGCCGGGAAAATCCTGAACGCAGTGCACACCCGGCTTCACGACGCTCAGAGCGTCGAGCTTGAGCTGATCGTGGACCACCTGCGCCAGCATCCCGAGGTCCTGTACAGACCGGACCCCGACCAGCCGGCATGGACCATGGACGCGGTCATCCATGCGCTCGCCAACTATAATCTCGTGCCTCGCTCGGACCCGAACACCCCGAGCCACGCGCACCGGTTGATGAAGGCGATTGCGCTGGGGACGGTGACCCAGCAGACGCCGCCCGGCGTGTTCAATGTGCGGAAGGTCGCCGCCCGCGTGCTGCACATGATGCAGATTGACGACACGGACGACCTGTTTCTGCCCGAGCCCGACCCGAACCAGCCGCCCCAGCCGAACCCGGAGATGATGAAGACCCAGGCCCAGATGCAGGCCAATCAAGCCAAGGTGGCGGCGGCGGCGCAGCAGAACCAGACGAAGATGGCGGATATTCAGGCTCGCCAGGAAACGGAAATGGCCAAGATCGAGGGCGATAAACAGCTTGAATACCTGCGGCTTGTCCAGCATCTTGTAACGCATCCACTCGCCGCGCAGATATTCGCCGGCGGCGGAGAACCAAGCGCCCAGGGACAGGCCCCAACACCCCCTGGCGTCATATGATCACTTGTCCAGCAGTGAGGAAGAACGATGCCCGATAACGGCTATAGAGGCCCCGGCTACATCCACCTGAAAATGTGCAAGATCGCTACCGATATGGTGGCGAGCGAGGCTTATTATCAGTTCCCAGGGACGGCGACGACTGTATGCCTATTGACCACGCATCACGGTCATTTCGAAGTCGGCTCAAGCTTTTTCCCAGACCCCTCCGAGTTCAAGGAAGAGCAGGGGAAGGAAGGCGCGCGCGCCGACGCTATGAACCGGCTTATGCCGATAGCGGTGTATCTCTACCGTGAGGAGCAGCATCGCGCGGCCGCCGGCGCCCCTCCCATCGTTAAGGGCGACCTCCCCGCCTTTCCACCCAAGCCCGGCGCGGTCAGGTTTATTGACGAGGACCTGGAGAGCATGAGCGCGGCGATGGACGACCTGACCGAGGCCGATATAGCCGAGGTCATCCGGGGCATGTACGCCGCCACCCGCCGCGATAGCGAGAACGTCGAGCAGAAGAATCATGACGATGAGGGCGCGGCCCTTCTCGCCGAACCAGCCGCGCAGCTTGCGGAAGCCGGGCTGATCACGGCCGAGGAGCACGCCAAGATCGCCGCCGGGGAATCCTACGGCTATGAGATCAAGCGCCCCGAGGACCGCGCCGAGGTTCAGTATCTCTCCCTCAGCGAGCTAAGAGGGGGGGAGACCGAATGACCCGTCACCCCAGAGCATCCCGCCACCCCAAGCACGACAGCGTCGAGCACGCCGAACGATGGCTCAAGGGCTCCAGCGAAGACCGTTTAAACGCTGAGGCGTTTCTCGCCGCTGGCGGAAAACTGCTTCTCCGCCAGCGCGGCGACAAGAAGCTGTTCGCCCAGCCGCGCAACCTGATCCAGCAGCCCGCGACCTATGACGGCAAGTGGGGTAGTCTCGACATCCGCCACATCCGCGCGATCAAGGGCGTCGGCCGCCCGGTGACGTCCCGGTCAGTTCAGAAGAAACGGAGCGCCCTCGGCGAGTTCATTAGCCGGTGGGGTTTCTAATGACTAAAGGTCCAGCAGTGAGCAGCATAAACGATATGATCGAGGGGGCAGTAAGACCTGCCCCTCGCCTGACGCCGGAGCATATCGAAAGTGTTATCGTGGATGAGAAGTATATCCACGATCAGGGCTCGACACTTACGATTTGCGTCCTGTTTTTGCGTAATGGTTTCAAGATCATCGGGAAATCGGCGGTGGCGTCTTTCGAGAATTATCGTCCGGAAATCGGCGAGGCAGTCGCCCGCAAAGACGCCGCGAATCAGATTTGGGTTCTGGAGGGGTATTTGCTCAGAGAGCGCCTCTACCAGGAAGGGTTGAACAAAACCACGGAGTAACGAGCCATGAAGACTATCAAGGCGCACGCAAAGGCGACACACGCCAAGCGTCATGCTCATATGGGCCTTCAATCGACGTCGAAGCATGCCGGGTACGCTAATGGCGGCCATAGCGACGTGGTCGAGGACCGCGCCTTGGTAAAGGGCATGGTGAAACCGGAAGCGTTGAAGCGCGCCCACGGCGGCGCCGTGCATCACAAGGGTAAGGGGCACACCAAGGTGAATATCGTGGTGAACCCGTCGCAGGGTGCGGCCCCGGCTCCGATGCCTGTCCCGATGCCCGGACCTGCCGCCATGCCGCCGCGTCCAATGCCTGGGCCAATGCCGATGCCTCCAGGTGGCCCGATGGCCGGCGTGGGTGCGCTCGGCGGAACAGCGGGACCAGGACCTCTGCCACGCAAGCGCGGCGGCGGAGTTCACATGCACGCGGGCGCGGGCAGCGGCAAAGGCCGTAAGGAGAAAATCGCATGGTATGGAGACAAATGAATAAGAAACCCTGTGATGACGTATGTCATCTTTCACGGTTTATTGCCGTATTCATCGGCGGTATTTTAGTTGTCGCGGCAATCGCGGCAACTGCCGCCTCGTACTTATCCTAACGCAGCAAGGACATTTCCAGCATGTCTTTTCCGAAAACAGTATGTCTTGACTTTGACGGCGTAATCCACTCGTACACATCGGGATGGCAGGGCGCTGATATTGTGGCTGATGGCCCCGTCCCTGGCGCTATCTTCGCCATGTATGGGTATCATCTTGGAAACCTTGAAGTTTCGGTGTTCTCGTCCAGATCGAATCAGTTCGGCGGCATTGCGGCGATGAAGAGCGCGATCCGGGGGTGGGCGTTCGATGCGCTTCGCGGTGAGAGTACGCCGAAGTACCTGACTGAGCAGGTTGAAGGGTTCCTCAATGCGATCAAATACCCTACGGAAAAACCGGCCGCATGGATCACCATCGATGACCGCGCGGTTCAGTTTAAGGGGGATTTTCCCGCTGTTCAGGAAATTAACGACTTTAAACCATGGTACAAATAAGCTATTGGGACGAAGTTTTCTTCGAAAAGCTCATGGAGGCCCTGGACTCAAAGCGTCTTGAACTTCTTGAAGGACTTGCCCGTGGTGTAGAGTATGACGAATATCTAAGGCAGGTAGGCCAGCTCAACGGTCTGAGGATAGCGGGAGATATCGCGAAAGAACTTCAAGAAAAGTATAGGTCCAGCACATGAGTAACTTTTTTAAGCCGGAGTTAATCCGCGAACTTGCTAAAGCAGAAGATCAGGCAGCGTCTATTATGGCTGCTCTTGGTGATTCTCTTGATACTATCGTTCTTACCGGCAATGATATAATCATGGCTGTGTTCATTGAGAAGGAAGTAAACAGGGGCGGCATCATCATGCCGGACGAGAGGCTTAGAGAAAGCCTCTATCAATCGAAAGTCGGCCTCGTTATCAAGGCTGGCCCCGATGCTTTCCGCTTTCGCGGCTCGTTCCCATGGGTCACTCCCAAGCCTGAGGAATATACCGAAGAGGGGAAGCTCAAAAAGAGCTACACCGTTCGGGCGAAAAAGCACACGCCGAAAGTCGGCGATTGGGTTGTTCACTTCCCCACGGATTCAAAGCTGTTCGGCCTGCGCGGCGTCCCGTGCCGGTATAGTCTCGACAGCACCGTGAAAATGATCACCACGGCGCCGCACGAGATTTTGTAAGGAGCAGCCATGTCCAGGCGAAAAAGAGCAGCAGCGGCGCAACTTGACCGGATGACGGCTGAGTCGGCCCGCGAGTCGGCGGCGGATGTGGATTTCGAGGTTATCGATGAAGGGGGAGCCGTGATCGTCACGGCTCCTTCCGATGAGATCATTATCGAGCACGCCGAAGATACCCACGATTACGGCCGGGAACCCGATCTTGATCGTGAATCGGGCGGGGTTAGCGAGTCAGATGCGCTGACGAAGCTCAAGGCTCAATACGCAGAGCGCGAATCGGAGGTGCAGCGGCTCCGGCGCGAACACGCCGAGGCCGAGCGCCGCGCCAACGCCAACGCCAATATCGCGGCGCAGGGCGAGCGCAATTACCGCGAGGCGACCGTTGCCGCAGTGGACAATGCGATTGCCCTGGCGAAGTCCAACATCGCCCAGGCTCAAGCCGCTATGGCGGCGGCGGCGTCCCGGAACGATTGGGAGACGCATACGAGGGCGGTCGCCATTCTGACCGAGAATTCCTCGCAAATCCAAAGCCTGGAGGCAGCTAAGCGGAACGTCGAGAGCGCGCCGCAGCCCGACGCGTCTCAATACCAGCAGCCGGCGCAAGACAACTTCGAAACGCAAATCAAGGCGTTTCCGCCGAAGACTCAGCAGTGGTTACGCGAGCACCGGGACGACATTTATCTGAAGCCTGATCGCGCCGGACTGGCCGAGGCGGCCGCTCGCACCGCGCAATTGAAGGGAATCCCGGTCGAGTCCGAAGATTACTTCGATTTCATCGACGAGCAGATGGGATATAAAACCGTGACCAAGGAAATAGACAGCGGGAGGCAGCAGCGAGCCGCCCCGGCTCCCAGGCAGGCGCAGACCCCGGCCGCGCCTCCGGCCCGCTCCACATTCGGCGCATCGCAGAACGGCGCCCGCCGGGTTCAGTTGACCCAGGACCAGCGCCGCGCCGCAGCTCAGCTTTACGCGGACCTCCCCGAGCACGAGGCCCTGGCCAAGTATGCGCGCGGGGTTGCCGAGATTGACGGCGGGAAGTCCAATCTTCTCTGGTCAAGAGACAAATATAAGGGAGGGGCCGGTGTCTAGAGGTCCATGGAGGGCGAAGACGACTCGCCCCGCTAAAGAGCTTATCGAGCTGACCAAACCAAATCCTGAGGTGGAAATGCCGAAAGAAACAAAACCCTCCGAGGAGGTCAACGCCACCGAAGCCCTTGCGCTTCAGATGGCGCAGTTCATGCAGATGGTCGCCACGTCTCAAAAAGACATGGCGGCGCAGATCACCGCGCTCGGGAAGAAGGTTTCCGAGGAGCGCAAAGAGATGCGCGCCGAGACGCGCCAGCCTCAGCGGCAACAGGCGCGGGATAGCGGCGTCACCACGGCGGTTGGCCGCGACGGCGAGATCGTGACGCGGCGCGCGCAGTTTGCAGCAACTAATCCGTTCGAGCTTCCCCCTGAATTTGTTCAGGCCACTTTAGACGAGGGTTATACTCTTGAATGGAAAACTCGCTTCGTCTACAATGAGGAGCGTGGAGTTTATATTTCTCGACTCCAAAGAGACGGTGGGTGGCGTCCTGTCATGAACAGTAGACTACCTGAGGTCTTTTCCGGAGAAGAGAATGAAGCCGTCCAACATGATGGGATGATCTTGATGGAGCGCCGTATTGAATTAACGAATGCGGCACGGCGTGAAGAACAGTACAGTGCTCGTGAACAACTTCTCATGAGACAGCGGAATTGGGGTGTCGAGTCGAAACGTGGTGATTATTTCGACACAAATCACCCCCAGGCGCAGAAAGACACGCTTTTGCGAGCAGTGCGTGAGCAGTCGGACCCAAGTTGGGCTCCATCACACACAATCGCTTCAGGTGACGATTTTTAGTAGTGCGTAAGCGTCTGACCTTTTGTTGGTTTTAGGTCAGACGCCTCCTAAGTTTACAGACCTCGTTATTCCGCTTCAGCGTTGAGGACGAGAAATAAGCATACCGCGCAGTTCCGCTTCGGCGTTGAAAGCGCAAAACCCAGGTGAAGCCGTTCCGTCCCCGCGCCGGGGAGCGTTGAAAGCAAAGCCAGATAACCCAACCCAGGATTTTACGATATGGCCAACACGAACTCCCCGTTCGGTTTGCGCCCGCTAGGGATTTACGGCGCGGCGCAGCCAACGTTTCAGCTCCAGGCGTGGAAAGTCGCGGCTGGCAATACACACCAGCTCTTTCGCGGTGATCCCCTTATTCGCCTGAACACCGGCTACACCGACTATTGGGTGAACGGCCAGCCAGCGAGCTACCTCGTGGGCGTGTTCTGGGGGGCAAAATATCTGTCGTCTGCTCTCGGCCGCACCACTCAGAACACCTTCTGGCCCGGCAACGACGCCTCGACGGACGGGACCGTTTATGTGATCCCGTGCGACAGTTTCCCAGCCCCGCTTTTCGTCATTCAGGCGAGCAGCGCGACAACTCCGATCGCTCTTTCCGACATCGGGAAGAACGCGGATATCGTCCTGGGAACCGGCCATATTCTCGGCGGGTCGCTCGGCCTCTCCGGCGCCACGCTCGGCGTCCCCACAACCACTGCAACCCTCCCGTTCCGGGTGGTTGGCCTGTGGTCCGATTATGCTCCGGCCGGCGCGCCCGGCACGGATAATACAACCCCATATAATCTGGCCGTAGTGACTCCGAACACTGCGCAGATGACCGGTATCTAAGAGGAGCGCGAACAATGGCTATTAATCTCGCAGCCGAACGCGACCTTCTACTTCCAGGTCTCGCGGCTATCACGGGTCAGTATCGGAATATCGAGCCGCAGTGGAAGCGACTGTTTCGTACTATCCAGTCTAAAATGCAGATCGAGCGCACCGTGCAGGCGCGTTATCTGCAACTTGCCGCGCTGAAGGAAGAAGGCGCGCAGACCTTGTTTGATAACAACGCTGGGCAGCGTTGGATTTACAACATGGAGCCAATCGAAGCGGGTCTTGGCTACGCCATTACTCGTAAAGCGATTGACGACAACCTGTATAAGCACGACTTCAACCCAATGAACCTCGGGTTGGCCAAGTCGTTTGCGGACTACTGGGAAATCCAGGCGATGAACCTCCTCAACACCGCCGGCACGTATAATGCGGCCATCGGTGGCGACGGCGTCTCGCTGCTCAACAACGCGCATCCGCTCACAGAGACTTCGCCGTTCGTCGGCGGCTCCTGGAGCAACCGGCCAAGCGTTGACGTCGACCTCAACGAGGCGACCCTCATCGCCGGTCTCAAGCAGATTCGTGCCGGGTTCGTCAACGAAGCCGGGTTGAAAATCCGGGCTCGCGGCCGCCTTCTCTGCGCTCCAATCGCGCTGGAAGACGTCTGCATTCGCTTGATTAAGGCCGAGCTGCGGCCGGGAACCACCGACAATGACCCGAACGCCATTCACACGCTGTCGGGCGGCCTGCATGACTTCGAGATTTTCGACTACCTGACTTCGTCCTATGCTTGGTTCATCAAGACGGACGTCGAGGGGTTGATCCACATCGACCGCGTGCCGTTTGAATTAGACATGCACGTGGATTTTATGACCGACAATTTACTTGTGAAGGGGTACCAGCGGGCGGGCTTTTTCTTCAATGACCCCAGGTGTTTGTACGGAAGTCTTCCGACTTCTTAAAGTATAGTAAGTAACTCCCATAGTATATATGGAAGTGAAAAACAGATTGAAGTGACTGTCTTTTTCCGGTAGGGTCCTCACGTTCGTTAGCGCTAACGGAGGTATCATGAAGGCGAAGGACAAAGAGCAGGGGTTAACGCAAGCAGAGTTACGCTTTAGGTTTGATTACGATCCGGAAACGGGTTTGTTTACCTACAAGGTAGCGACTAGCAATAACCTCTGCTCTAAAATTGGTAGTGTGGCGGGGACGCTACGGGATGGTAAATATTTGGTAATAGTCATAGATGGCTATCACTACTATTCCCATCGATTGGCTTGGTTTTATACTTATGGTAAATGGCCTTCAGGGGAACTTGACCATAAGAATACGATTAAAACAGATAACAGAATTGATAATCTCCGCCCAGCATCAGGGAGAAATCAACAGAATGTTTCTGTTCGGCAGGATAGTAAAACAGGCTTTAAAGGCGTTACCCCATTTAAGGGTAAATTTAAAGCTCAAATATACAGGGACTATAAACCTTATTATCTAGGTTTATACGACACCGCAGAAGAAGCATACGCAGCATACTGCAAAGCTTCGGACGAATTGCATGGCGAATTTAAGCATTCATCAGTCGATTCGGATGCGAAAATTGGCGAAAGACGGACGCGAGATAACCGGGACCTGCTCTCAGAGGCCCCAAAAGCGAATAATAAGACCGGCCTGCGTGGCGTGTCGCCTCTCGGAGCCCGGTTCAGAGCCCAAATATATATCGAGGGCAAAGCCGTGCATCTCGGTATCTACGACACGAAGGAACTGGCTCATGAAGCCTATGTTAAAGCAGTTACTGCGGCACGGCCAAATTTCGTTCGTGTCGGATAGCGGGGAAACCAATGGCTAAGAGCACTATCAGCGGCCCTCTGATTGTTTACGGCAACGAGGCGACCCCTCCAGGTACGTCGCCCCGTTCCGCTAATCAGAACCCCGACGCCGGCCCCTCCATGTTCTATGGCGGAACCAGCATTCTCGATCCGCGCCCGGCGTACACCTTCTACACCGGGCAGACGCCGGACTCCCCAACCGTTCTCGGCTGGGCAGAGCCGGATATCATCGGTCTCGACTTCGCTCCGGCCATCGCCGCGACGGCGAATATCGCGGCTCTTCAGACCATGACGGCGAATGTCGCCCTCACCCTGGCTTCGGTCACGGCGGGCGACGTCACCGTGGGCGACACGTTCAAGAACTACGCCACCGGCGCCACCGTGACGGCGCTCCGCATCGGCGCGAAGCCTGCGGGCCTCTCCGCCGGCGCATCGAGCTATGCGGACGTGTGGGACCCGACCACTCTTGGGTCTCGTGCGGTCTCGATTACGGCGGGCGGCACCACGCTTGCAGGCATCACCTTCACTGTCGTCGGCTACGACATTTACGGCCAGCCGCAGACCGAGGCCATCACCGGCCCGGCTGCCGGCACCGTGAACGGCAAGAAGACATGGAAGTGGATTGCTTCGGTGACCCCGAGCGGGACCTCGGCGCAGACGGTCAGCATCGGAACAGCCGATATTTTCGGCTTCCCGATCAAGGTCACCAGCTTCCCGTATCTCAACCTGTTCTGGAATAACGCCGTTCAGGTGGCCGCCCAGTTCACGGCGGCGGACACCACGAGCCCGGCGACCACGACCACGGGCGACGTGCGCGGCACCTTCACACCATCGGCGAGCGCGGCGGACGGGACAAAGCGGATGATCGCGTTCATTACTGTCCCAATTGCCAATATCGCCGTTACGAGCAACGCGGCCATGATTACCGGCCTGTTCGGCGTGACGCCGGTTTAATAGGAGGGCTCTCGCCATGGCGAAGCACGAAAAAGAGAATGAAGAGCGTGAGGACCGCAAGTGCGGCGGTCCTGTCGGTCACAAGGGGCATAAGGGTCTGAAGCGCGGTGGAAGCGCCAAGATTCCTGGTGGAGCGGCCAAGCCCGAAAAGGCAGACGGCAACCCCTACGTACTCAAGGAAGCCGGAAGCAGCAAGCACAACATCGGCAAGATCGGCGGCGTTGCCGGTAAGGCCCGGCTTGATCGCAAGTGCGGCGGCAAGGTCCGGGCGAACGGTGGCGGCGCGGACAGCAACCCGTACAGCTCGGCCGGAAAAGCCCTTCGCCAGAATTCCGGTAACTGACGATTGAGGGGGAGAGCGTTTAAACGCTCTCTTTCTTTTCAAGAAAGACCAGACAGGGGCGGAAATGAGCAGACTCATTCAGGTTACAGTCGGACCTCTCGCGACGGCGAATGCAGCGAATATTGGGGCCTCGCAGACGCCGGCAGGTGCGGGAAATCTGCTACTGAATGGGGCTCTCGTTGTGGCTGGCGTGGCGGTGCTGGACCTGCCACGCCACGTCATCATTACGAGCGCGGGCAACGACTCGACCGTCACATTCACGGCCTACGGCACGGACTGGAGCGGCCAGCCGATCCAAGCCAGCGTGGCGGGCGCGGCTATCGGCATTGCAGATTTCGGTGTCTCGTTCGCGACCGTGACCCGCATCACTACCTCGGCGGCGACGGCGGCCGCGATTACAGTCGGGACCAACGGCGTAGCGGATTCGCGGCCTATTTTCCTTGACCAGTTCGGCTTCGCCCCGGTCCTCGTCCATGCTATCGTGAGCGGAACAGTAAACTACACCATGCGCACCAGCCAGGATGACCCTAACGGCCTGTTCGGTTTCGGCGTTCCTATCCCCATGGCCAACATATCGTGGCTGAACGATGCGACCTTGGCGGCGTCTGCCGTAAGCGGTCAGGTCTCGCTGACAGCGGCGCCCCATATGATTCAGTTCGTTTTGAACTCAGGAACCGGCTCACTTAAGGCGACCGTAACTCAACACGCTTCGCCAAGCAGGTAACGAAGGGGATGATCAGTGTTTACGATCACTATGGCGGAGATTTCCGCAGTTGCGGGCAACGCATCTGACGGAATTGTGCGCGGAAACGTCGCGCAGTCGCTTATAACTTCGGTTTACACTAACATTGAAGGCGCTGAAAGTGTTTACGCTTTCAACGTCGACCTTGTGGGACCGGATGTCTACTTCACGGACTACAGCAACGCCGCGTCCGGACTTGTCGGCCCGAACTCGTTCTTGCCATGGAGTTCGGACGCCAATTTTACGGCGGGCGATTCCGCCTATGTGGCGACGGATGAGTTCTGCTCGCGAATCCGCTTCACACTGGACACGTCCGGTGTCTGGACCAGCAGCACCGGCGGCGGCATAACCATGTGGGACTCGACGGATGGCGTCACCGCCAACCGGCAGTTGACCGGCGTCGTGGACCCCTCGAACGGCTTCCGCGCGGCCCCCGGCACATATGAGGTGACCTGGACCGACCCAGTCATCCCACGCGTTGCGTTCTCACCTGTTCCGGGCGTCATCGCCAGCCGCAAGTGGATCGTCATCAAACCTGATAACTACTCGGCTTCAACGACGTCTCCAAAGATGTCGACAATGTATATGTCGGGCCTTACCGGCATGTTTGAGAATAAAACCGCCGTATATAATAAAGCACCCCCGGATGATGTATTTGGCGTTGTTCCTAACGTCATTTATAACGCAGGGTATGGCGAAATTTTTACTTTTGCTTCGCCAACTATCGGCCTTGACCTATTGATGTACCGCAAGGCTACCGCCTCGCGGACGACTCAACTTCAATATTATGCCCTCGATGGGACTTGGAAGGCGCTGACCGGCGCATCCGACCCATCGAATTGGATGCTGAACGGGCCGGTCACGCTCGGCGACCCGATGCAGACCTACCACCTCCGCTGGCCGACCCCAACGGATTGGCAGAACATGACCCTCACGATAGACGTTGAGGGCGTGGGGCCGGTGACCCTCTCCGGCTATCACATGCGCTCGGTCATTCAGACCGTAACCAACATCGCCGCGCAGTCTCCGGGACTGGCTCGCGGCCGGGCCAGAACGCTGTCATCCGCCGGTGCGGTGTTCCATCTCGCGCCTGCGACATACTCGGTTGCGACATTCGAGGTGGGTGTGCCTGCGGTGACCGACTGCGTTGTGGAGCTGGTCAACATCAACACGGGCGCCACCGCCACGATCACTATCCCAGCGGGCGTCTATTCAAGCGCCGAACTCGGCCTGGAACGTCTCCCATTCTCGTCGTCGCTTGTCATCAACCAGGGAGACGCCCTTCTGATCACATGGCTATCCGGTGGTTTCGTACAAAACGCTGAACTTGTGCTACAGTAAGGGGGTGCGAGATGATCACCGGGTATTCAACAACCTACCGCATGACGGCGGGGGAGTTAGCCACAGCCGGGCTCACCCTGACGGGCGGCTTCATCGAGATCATAGACGCCTCTGGCCAACCGACCGGCGTCATTTATGTGACCGGCGCGTCCGGCTCACTGCCCATTCAGATATCGAACGACCTTGCGTCGTATCGAACAGCCGGTGAGCACATAGAGCATTTTCGCGTTGTCTACGATGTGGACGGCGTAACATGCATGAAGGCCGATCCAACGGATATTACCAAGTGCTCAACGATTCTTGGGATGACCATTGCGGATAATCCAATATCTTCTGTGGTTGAGATAATCAGCCATGGAGAAATAGCTATAACCAGCGGTTTACTTGCTGGTCCAATGTGGCTTGGCGCCGCCGGGACTATCACCCAAGTAGCCCCTACTACAGGCGTTTTAGTTAGTCTTGGTTGGGTGGCAAACTCAGGACTTATGTACATCGATATCGGTGTGCCTATTGTCCTGAGTTAAGAAGGAGGCATCACATGGCAGCGGGTAAATATATTGATATCGTCTCTGGCATTCTCACT